GGGTACAATACCCACACTTGGAAGCCCTGCGATTGGCTTCCTCCTGAACGTCTTTTTCGGAAACATTGTCCGGAATTAATTCTGTCATAATAGAAGCTGTGCGAGCCTGGGAACCCGCACAGCATCCGCATGTTTTTTAAGGAGTTATTTCTTCAATTAAACTGGAGAAATCTGCATCATCCAGAACGGAGCGCCTTGAGTGTTATCAGCAGCATGAGAAAGAACAAACCCGACATGCTGTTGTAACGTCGCCTCAGCCGTACCGTAAGCATGGGACTGAACCGAACCATCGTGTCTCGCAACAACCGCTAAATTATGGGCCGCATTTCCGGTATCTGCTTGAGGCGACGACCATACCGGCCCCCAAGCTTGAAGCCACAACCACTTTGCAGCAGCCGCCGTAACCACATTAGGCAATCCGACCATACTTCGATTGCCACCACTATTACCAGTGCTGACAAATCGCCACGGATTACATATTCCCTCGACAAAGCTGGCATCAACAGTCAATACTACGTCAATCGGTGCATCAACATAAATTGTCATTTCGCCGGTAGCAACTGCGGTATTTCCAACAATACCACGTTGAATTGTGGCAATCGTGTTGGAATATACGATTACTCGGCCACCAAGCAACTCATCTTCAGCAATAACACCATCTTCAGCTTTGCCCATTGCAGCACTTATGTCCACCACGAAGGACGTAGCTCCTGCAATAGTAGTTTTCGCAACCGTGGCGCCGTAGTCGATGTGTTGAGAGTAACTTTGCCAGGCAAGTACATCTTCAACCATTGTAGTTACGCCATAAGAATACTTATAGACGCAACCATCCCAAGAGATACATCGTTTTCCCGCGTGGAACTTCTGGTCATCGGTAGCAACGTATAATCCGTTGCCTATTGGACGACCATCCACCTCTGGAGCAACGCTAATATTTCTTTTGTTAAAACTTGTTTCTGTAGCCATTTTTTTCTCCTATATTAGCCTCAGACCAATATATTCAAAAACCTCGTTTTTAACGTAATAACGAGCAAAAAGTGTAAACACTTTACACTTTTTATAGTGCGAACGATATTGCCGGGTCGGGGTCAAGATTGAAAGGAACAACGCCTTTGCCCTGCAATCTGCAACCGCCGGCCACTGCCTCTGCCCAGACTCGAACGTTGAAGTTCTTGCCAGGCTCCTCGGCAATCCTTGTTTTCAATCCACCTGAGTAAGTTCTCAGGACAGAACTCCTGTGAAAGGCTGCGCATCGAATTGCGCCCGTATCGACAGGGTCGTAAACAAATCTGTCGGTTGGAAGGAAATGGAAATGGAAGCCCATAAAGTAATTGTTCGGTAATTGCCCATTCACAAGAGCAGTCACAGCAGGAACATAGTCACCACTTGTAGCTCTTGCATGACCGAGCAAATACCACTTCTGGTCCTCATTGACAACAATATGCCTATCTGACGCAGGCACGCTGTTGTTGCCCATGATAACGCCAATTGTCGCTATCTTATTGATAGTGAGTCCGGTCTCAGTGGTATTTGTAAAAGCTACCCCGGCTAAATTCCTGACTCCATCGGAATTAAGCCCGATACATTCCGCTACATCGTACCAGGTAAGGGACGCTGTACCTTCCTTACCGTAATATACGTCAGCGTATATATTGTCGAGGACGAGTTCATCTTCCCACCTGTTCTCGGCGTTTACCGCATTGTTCAGGTACTCACTGGATGGGTCGTTGAGCGTCTTGATAATGTCAATATCGTCAACAAGCTCAGACCATGTCCATGTATGGAGGGAACTCCATCGCATCTTGTGGGATGTCGGAATGTTCGGAGAATCGGATTGCCTTGCCCGGTCAACTACTCCGGAAGTAGGCTCAATGAAAGTAAATCTCTGTTTCTCAGAGGCCTGCGGTTCGTTGCGAACCGTATTCTTGAGCTCACTTTCTTTTTGCTGAAAGACCTGATTAAAAGACCTTTCATATCCTTTTATGAAGGTCTGGTCCAAATTGAAAGCACCCATAAGACTAATCTCCAAAAACGGTTAATAAAATATATTCTCACGTTTCGGGAGAATAACCTTATGGGTGTCCCCCTGCATTTAACGTCTGTTGGACGTTGCGTACAGGCTCGCCAGCCGCTGCTGTCCTTACGGAATTAGCGGCGTATGTTATTCTGTAATTCGGTCTGTCGCCGAATCAATTCATTTCTCTTCTTCATTATCTCCTCATGTTTCTGTCTGTCAAGCTCATTCGATGAAGTTCTCAACTTTCCGTCAAGGAACCCCGGAGTCGCTTCGAGAGTCTTGAGTTGTTCCTCGATAGACTGGACTTTCGATTCGGTCGTATCGGCCAGGGCAGCGCTTGTCGGTAAATCGTGTTTTTCGACATAAGAGGCGAACAAATCGATTAACAACGGTCTCAGGTGAGCAAATTCAGGGTCGTTAATACCGCCGGCACGCTCACCATTTTCATCTTCCTTGCCGAATAACTCCTGATATTTCTCGGCAGGCCACAAATCGGAAGCAATGGTTATAAACTTCTTGGCAAGGTCGAGACGTACATCGAGCTCGTCGCCATGCTCATCATTGAGTCTTTTGATCGCTTCGGCGGTGTTCTTATTGAGTTTGTTGATACCTTCCTTCTCAAAAGCACGAATACGATTCTGGAATACATCCATGACTGTATCGAATTGCTCCTGATTCAAGTTGACTTCATTGAGCCGCTTCATCGTATCGGTCATAAAATCAGCGGTAACGACATCCTCGTCTATATCGTCCGGTCGTTTGTACTGGTATTCTTTCGGAACTCCGATAGATATACGATAGGCTTCTATTTCCTCCGGCGTCGATTTTTCGGTAGGCATTTGAATCAGGTTCTTGCCCGACTTCAATCTTCCAAGTTCCCGCTCCTGACTGTACGCCTTCTTGAGTAAAGTCTTTACATTTTTGGCGTGGTCGGAATCGAAAAACTTCTCGCTTCGGACATCTTCATCGAGATACTGCTCTTTCCAATTCCCAACGAAGTTTCCTTCTTCGTCAATCGTTCCCGTCGTTCCCGAAGTCTGGGACGGGTCCGGTGTTGCTCCGAGGTTCGTCTGGTTCTGATTTGTTTGGTTCGCTCCGAGGTTCGTTTGGTCCATCTTCTACTCTCCTTAGCTTAGATATACATTCTGCTTCGCATTTTGCACATTTATATTTTTTTTGCTCGATGAATTTGGCGGTCATATCCTTATTGTAAATCGCCAAATCATTAACAGGGATTATAACTTTCGTCTTACATCTCGGACATTGTACTTCCAGAATTTCCATTTTCTACTCTCCTTAAATTTTCAGGTATATCTTGTGGTTCTTTCGATAACCATTCCCGGATGATAAGAATGATTTCACGTTTACCCAAATTTCGTTGTCCCTGAGCCTCGTTTCCATCTACAAAAGTATTCCTGTTCTCATAACACTGATAAGACAGATAATCCATGACTCTCCGGCCGGACTCACCTGAGAAAGCCTGCTTGAAAGCAATTACAAGATTCTGCCAGTCCTCAGCCTTATCAGCCATGTTTCTTCCTCCTCTTCTTCGGAAGCCCCTTCTCTGACGTACTTGCATAGTCCTGGGCGTCTTTAACAGACATATCAAGCAACTCTTTATTGCGCTTATACAATTTCTCAGGATGATGCAATGCGATTGCAATAGCACGTCTTTGACTTATACTTTTCGCTGGCATTATAATTCCTCATAATACTCAACTTTATCTTTGTTGATATGAACGGCTTTTCCATCGGATTTTATCCAGTGAGTCCACACCGAATCGCCTTTCCATTGCCCCGTGACTTTTTTATAATGACCAGATTCAAATGCTATTAACATTGTTTGTTCTCTGTCAATATCATCGTGTGGCATTTCACTCTCCTAAGCTACTTGAAATTCCGGCTGATTGACTTTACCTAAACAACATCTTTTGAATTTTAAACCAGAGCCACATGGACATGGCTCATTTCGACCAATCTTTACTTGGTAGAACTTATTGACTTCTGGATTTCTCAATTTTTTTTGTGCCTTTTTTTGCATACGTTCTTGAAATTGGTCGGGTGTTTCATCTTCCTTTTGCGCAAAAAATTCTCTATATCTCCGGCCATCGTCTAATGTCATATCTTGCATTTTTTACTCTCCTTAAATTATACACCTGCCATTTCAGCCGCTGGAGAATTAGCCTCCGGTGACTTCTGAGTATTCTTGTAAGCCTTTGACTCAGCTTCCATCTGGGCAATGCGCTTCATCATATCTTCACGTTCTGCTCGCTCAGCTCGAATAGTCTCTTTTTCCTCTGGGGTATTAAGATGCTCAATCTTCATACCGTAGGTTGTAAGAATATCAGGCATTGCCCTGTCGAGATTAATCTGGTCACGTATATCAGGAAATACATTCGCCGAAGTTGCCATAAGAGCCATTGCCCTCTCAAATCCCCTCGCCTGAAATTCCTTCATTGCCATTGCAAGCTCGCCTTGATACTCAATGGAGTAAGGCAAACCTATGAGTTCGGGCGGAGGTTCGGGTATTCGTCCCCATTCTATGAGTAAAGAGATTACATTATCAAGAATAGGATTGAACAATTCGACCTGCTGTCTTGCAACGGGTGATACTAATAATCTCAAACCTTCACGGTATTTTAACTGAATCTCAAGAGTCGTACGCCTGTCACCCGTCATTGAAGTAAACATACTGAATACATCGTTATAGAAATAACTGTCAACGACATTTCTTTGGTCACTTATCTCATCTTTGGTAACGGGGAAGGCGCCGGGCAAAGCCAGATTGAGAGCTTTAATATCCTCAACATTCATAACTTCCGTACGGCCATCAGGAAGCATATTTATGCTACCCTCTATATCCCTTGTGAGATATGGTGGTCTCAATAGTCTCTGGCAACATTCGGTATAATCTTTTTTCTTCTGTTGGAGGTCTTTAATCTCTGATAATGACTGAACTCCACAACCACGTCCCCACTTTTCAGATGAGCCTACTTCCCAACGATTGATTGCAAACGGAAATCTCGGAAATCCCGATCTCTTTAAGACAACCTTTTCATCGGCGTTGATGTGAATATCCTCGAAGGGCATATTCATAACGTCACGATATGAAGGATTGCGATTTTTTCTCGGTCTTATAATGCGAACAATCTCAAATTCCTTGTTCTGGGTATTGGGCTGGTTGGCGGCAAGTGTCACCTGTTCGCCGGGATTTTCATATTCATCCGCTATCTGTTTGGCGGTTCTTTTATATGATAGTATGACTGCGTTAGCTCTGCGTCTGGCGTCCTGCATGAACTCGAACATAGAGACGTGCCAATCCTGGAAATTCAGACAGCGATTGATATAGTCCCATTCGACATATAAACATCCCGTCCCGAATCCCATAGCACCTTTTATGTTGTTGTGAAGCTCATTATCGAAGTTGGAATCGAACATTTCCTCATGGGCTATTTGAACGGCAAGAGCTACCCACCATTTGACATCCGGCATTTCCGCTACACGCCTATCACGAACTCGAATATCAAAGAAGTATTTTTCTCGTGGAATCCATGAGCCTATGAATCCGCTTGTCCCCCTGTTGAGTGCTTTGATTGCGGTGGAGTCCCGGATTACAGTTGACCTGTCCGTTCCGGGTGACTGCTGAGTAATGATTTGATTCTCAAGAGGATAGCCCAAATCGGCGAACTGCTGGTAGAGATTTTTGATATTGGTACTCCTGGCTCGCTCGGAGTCCCGCAATGTCAAAATTTCTTCGGCTTCTTTGTCCATCGTTATCCCAAATAAGTTTTTGCTGCGAGCTTAGGTTTCTTCTTGCCTGTGATGATGGTTTTCTCATAACCCGATTGCCGGGCTAACATCTTGAGATATGCGTCCGATTCAAATTCATCCATCGAGGCGAGTTCCTCCGGCTCCTTGACGGCAGGAGTCTTTAACTTCTTGAGTCC